CAGAATAAATACTTTGAACACGAATTATTCCAAAGGTTTCCTTACATAAAACGGGGCCGCATTATATCAGATCCCACCAGTATCAAAGAGAAGATAATCCCGGAGTTAAAGAAATGGTTTCCAAAGAACGACGCTAAAGAGATACCGGAGGCGACCTACCAGACAGCCAAAGAAGGAGTGAGTTACGAGCGCAAGTTCAGGACGAACAACGGCTGGGAGATCGACATAATGAGTAACGAGCAAGACGTGAAAGAATTTGAATCGGTTGATCTTGGTTTTTTATGGATTGATGAGCCGGTGTCCAAAGACAGGTTTATGGCAAGTATAGCAAGAGGCCGGCTGGGAATGATTATATTCTGGACGTTCACTCCCTTAACCTACTCGGCGTGGATTAAGGACTGGTTAGACCAACACGCCGGCACCGACGCTGATTACGTTGAGGTGGAGATGGAAGATTCGTGTATTACTCACGGCGTCCGGGGCTTCCTTGAACATTCAAACATCAAGAGAATTGCGGATTCATACCCGGAAGACGAGAAGCAAGCCAGGGTGTTCGGAAAGTTTGGGCACTTGGTTGGGAGAGTCCATAGGGCATTCAAACGTAAGATTCACGTAGTTAGAGCCTTTCCGCTTACCGAGAGGGCTTACACGACCTATATGGCCTTAGACCCGCACCCGAGAGTGGGAGATCACGTTCTTTATATGTCCGTTGACAGAAAGGGCCGTAAGATAATCACTGGAGAATTGATTACGCAAGGGTTGGTCAGGGATTTAGCGGCCAAAATGAAATCCTTTGAAGCTTCAATGAATTATCGAATCGAGGGCAGGTTGATAGATCCGTCAGCTTATAATGATGATCAGCACAAAGAAGAAGCAAGCGTAGGTAGTCAGTTATTCGATCTTAATTTCAACTTCAATAAGGGTTCAAAGGATTTAATGGCGGGGATAAAAAGAACTAATGATGCTTTGGATTATGAAGTGATAGAAGGAAAGTTTATCAGAGAGCCGGAGTTATTCATATTTGATTCGTGTCCAGTGGCAATCAAACAACTTGAAGAATATGTTTGGAGCGAGTGGAAAGGCCCGAGTAAGGACAGTAAAGAACTCAACGCGCACCCAAAGGATATAAATGACCATCAGGTCGAGAACATTCATAGATTACTAATGGCAGAGTTCAGCTTTATTCCTTATCAGTTAATACAAAATGTTATTGAAGAAGAATTTAATCCGGATCCTTACGATTGGTATTAGGCAAAAATTACGAGAGCAAAACAATCATCTGATTATTTAACTGACGATTTAGGACTTATTCTATTCGCAAATAAAGAGTAATTTCAGGGGGGAGATTATTTACCACGACAATTTATGAGAAACTTACCTTACAAGCCAACAGAAAAACAAAAACTGATGATGGAAGCGGTTAATGATTATTTTGGAGAAATAAATGCTGAAGAACAAAAATCAGCCAGAAAGATTTCCTTGTGGCTGATGGGAAAAAGGCGAGGAGTTGATTTAACTGAAGAAGAAAAAGAGATTTCTGGGACGATTAGAACAAACTTGAGTGATAAGCCCTACGTTTCTTTATTGACCGCGGACTACCCTCATAAATGCCCTAATTTCGCATTGAATGTTAAAAGTTGTGAGGGAGGCTAAAAATAAGAGGGTTAAGGGGTAGTTTTGTGCTTTTTAAGAAACTGATTTAGGTCTTCTTCGTCAATTCTAAAAACTCTGGGGGTTAACTTGATAGCTTTTAATTTCCCAGTTTTGATCCAGCGATAAACAGTAAAAATAGAGATATTTAATTTCTTGGCTATCTGTTCTGAAGTTAAAAGTTGTTCTAATGCTTTTTTCCCCTTCATAAATTTATGATAATTTATTTCAAAGATACGTCAACATATGTCAACTTGACTTGACACACCCCTTTGCCCCTTGTTATACTAAGGGTGTTGAGGAAAAGTCCGATTTTAGAAAGGTTATTTTATTTGCTAAAATAACATTGGAGCTGGAATCGGTTTTCCTCAACAGATAACCTTTCTTCCAGCTCCTTTGTTTTACAAAACTATGAACAAACCTAAAGTCGGGCTTTATGCCCGGGTAAGTAAAAATGACGGCAGCCAAGACCCGGAAAATCAATTAAAACCACTGCGAGAGCTTGCCAGCGCGTTAGGAGGCGAAATCGTGGAGGAATATGTAGATAGGGCATCGGGCAGCAATGGCGACAGAATAAATTTTTTAAGGATGTTGAAAAACGCTAACGAAAGAAAGTTTAATCTACTTCTTGTTTGGAGCTTGGACAGAATATCAAGAGAAGGAATACCAAATACTCTCGGCTACCTTAAAAAATTAAAGAGCAACGGTATTGCTGTTAAATCGCTTACAGAAAGCTGGCTTGATACCCGAGATGAGGGAATAGGAGAATTATTGGTTGCTATCTTCTCTTGGATTGCCCAGCAAGAAAGAAAACACTTGATTGAAAGGATAAATGCCGGACTTGGTAGGGCCAGAGAAAAAGGGAAAAAACTCGGAAGACCCAACGGTTCTAAAGACAGCAAAAAGAGAAAGAGATCGGGTTACCTATTAAGATGGCAAAACAATAAAGTTATTGCTTAAAAGAAAAATCAAAATATAATGCAAGAAATAAAAAAAAGAGCGGCAATTTACATAAGGGTTAGTTCGGATGAAGCCAAAAAGGAGGGTTATAGTCCTGAAACTCAAGAGGAGAAATTGAGGGAGTTTGTGATAGCGAATAACTACGAATTAAACGAAAAATACGTTTACAACGTTGATTTGGGTTGTTCCGGGTCAACTGATAAAAGGCCAGGGCTACAGAAACTTCTAAAGGATGCCAAGAACAAAGAATTTGATATAATTCTTGTTTATAGGCAAGATAGGTTTTTTAGGAATCTTAGATTGTTGTTAAATACCGTTGCTGATTTAAGGGAGCTGGGGATAGAGTTTAAGTCCCTTACTGAACCTTTCGACACTACAACCCCCACAGGGAGGGCTATGTTCGCTAACGCGGGAGTATTTGCTGAGTGGATGAGAGAGGTGGGGTTAGAATCGAGGGATGAGGGGATGAAAAAGGCAATGAGAGATGGAAAGTGGCTCGGTGGGACGCCCCCTTATGGTTATAGATTTAACAGGGAAACCCAGAAATTAGAAAGGGACGAGGAAGAATCAAAAATCGTCAAAATGATTTTCGAATGGGTTGTTTTAGAGAAGTTAAGCAAATATAAAGTTCAGCAGAGATTAAACGAAAGAAAGATCCCCACCAAATGGGCGAGATTAAAAAGGGATAAGCCCGTAAATAGCCCCGAATGGTGGAATGCAAGAACAGTAGAGAGAATCCTGAAATATGAGACATACACTGGGACATTTTATTATAGGAAATATAAATGCCTTCAGGGTATGCGTAAAGAATTGAGGCCGAGAGAGGAATGGATTACAATTGAAACTCCGGCAATCATTTCAAAGGAATTATTTGAGAAAGCACAAGAGCAATTAAAAACGAACCAGATGCTTTCTCCAAGAAGAACCAAAAGAATCTATACTTTTCAACATAAAATTTACTGCGGGCTGGATGGATTTCCATACCACTCTATGTTTAGGTATCCCGCACATCCTCATTGGAACGGAGCAAAAGTTTACTTCTGCGGCGGGAAAATAAAGCATTGCCACGAAAAGCTGTGTTCTTCTAAATACATAACCGAGAGCAGGCTTCTGCCAACGGTCTGGCAGAACCTTAAAGATTTACTTGCTAATCCAGAAATAGTGATGGAGAATTTCCAAGAATATCACGACCGAGATAGCAAAAGTAAATCCATAGAAGAAGAATTAGAACGAGCAAATAAAGTCCTGCTGGATTGCCAGCGGCAAAAGAAAAAGGCTTTTAAGATTCATTTAGAGGGTTATGTTGACGAGGAGAGTTATAAGACTGAATTTGAGGAACTTAAGAAGAAGGAATTGGGTTATAAAAAAGAAATAGAGAGGTTATCCCAATTTCTCCTGAGTGAACAAGAGAAAGAAAACAGGGCATTATCGGTCAGAGAGCTTTATAAGCGGCTGAAGGATAGTATTGATAACGCCACATACGAGATACAGTGTTGGATTCTTCAAAAACTGGTAGAAAAGATAATAATTACTGGAGATTCATTGGGAATAGAGTATGGTTTACCCTTTAAGGAGAATCTTCAAGAAATGTGGAAGATTACCCCTGCCTTAGAGTTTTATGACGACAAACGACGAATGGATCGAGCTCAAAAATATCTGGGGGATTCCTGTCAAATTAAACGGTTGGCAGCTTCTAGACAAAGACAGGCAAATAAAAATAGTTTTTGGCGAAGACGCTATTATTCCCGCCAGCGGTTATTACCTCCTAGAACGTACTGACGATAATTCAATGCCGGACGCCAAGGCTGATCTAATTTATACCGGCGCTCTCGGTAATACCAACGAGGCTTTATATCTTTTTGATTCAAATTGCCAGCTTGAAGATGAAGTTCTGGCCAATCCCAACTGGCCGGCCGGAGACAACTCTCTCAAAAAACCAATGTCGAGACTTGATGTTTTGTATTGGTATACCAGCGCCAGCACTCCCGGTGGCGAAAATAGTCCGCCGCCAATAATTAGTGCTGCCGCCGGCGCTTCGGTTCCCCTGCCAACGCCTTCTTCTGCCTCTCTTCAAATTTTTATCACCGAAGTCAGAATTTCTCCGCTGACTGAAAGGTTTATTGAGCTTTACAATCCGAATAACGAAACAGTCGATCTAACTGGCTGGTATATTCAAAGAAAAATTGGAGAAGGACCACTTTCTTCTTCCGTTTCTTCTCCAAATTTTGAAGGAAAAACAATTGGCCCTCTTGATTATTTTCTTGTGGCTCATTCTTCTTCTACCGTTGCTGCTTCAGCTGACATTCTTTTAAATCTCACCCTTACTCTAAATAATACTCTTTTACTTAAAAATCCCGACAGAGAAATTGTTGATCAGGTTTCTACGGGTAATCCAGCCATTAGTAAAAGTTATGGCCGCAAATGGTCAAGCACCACTTTAAATTATACGGAAAATTTTGAGGCCCAAACTCCCACTCCTCGAGCCCAAAATCAGAATTCAGCGGCCGAAGATAACGAAGAGGGAGAAAAATCTTTCTCGGTGATCATCAACGAGATCGCCTGGGCCGGCACCGAAGCAAATTATTTCGACGAATGGCTTGAGCTTTTGGTAAATTCAACGACCAGTTTTGATGGCTGGAAAATTTTAGGCAGTAAAAATGGGACAACCACTTTAGAAATTCCCCTTTCTGGTTACGCTTCCTCATCAGCCTATGTTTTGATTGAAAGAACCGACGACAATACGATTTCCGATCTCTCGGCTGACTTCTTTTTCACCGGCAACTTAGATAATGATGGTATGAAATTAGAACTTTGGAACTCAAATGATATCTTAGTTGATTCAATTGATTGTTCTTCTGGCTGGTTTGCCGGCGACAATACAACCAAACAAACAATGGAAAGAATTACCATAGCTACCGGGACCGATCCGCAAAATTGGGCAAGCAACAATCTTATAATTAAAAATGGTTTAGACGCTGGTGGTAATTTGATAAACGGCACTCCTAAGAACGAAAATAGTGTTGCTAAAAATTATACGATGCTTTCGGGCGGGATTACCTTCGACGAAAACTTTACTTTAAGGCGTCTTGGCAGCCCTTATATAAGCGATGGCCCGATTCATGTTTTAGCTGGCGTAACGCTCTCTATAGAACCCGGGACAATAATCAAGTTTCAGCACGGTTCCAGCCGTACTCCCTATGCAGAGCTCAAGGTAGAAGGTTCCTTAGAAGCTCTTGGAGGAAGTGAGCCGGATCAAAAAATCGTCTTTACTTCTTATAAAGACGATGAATACGGAGGCGATACAAATAATGATGGCGATGCTACTCAGCCAGCAGCCGGAGACTGGGATTGGGTTTATTTTAAAGATTCTGTCTCTAATCTTCGGGATGTAATCGTGAGGT